CTTGGTTGTTTTGTTTATTTAAAAACACATTAATTAATTAAATTAATTAGAAAGTTTAAATTTTTAATTTCTTTTTAAGTCACTTGGACTCGTAATCTGCTATGCAGTTCCTTGATCAATACGTTGACCCAACGGCTTGTTATAGTCGATATAGCTTTAAGACTGTAAGAATTCAGATTGAACGTGCTCGCTTACGGCGAGGGCCATTCTTAGTTCTTTTTTGATTTCCAGGTTTGGTTTTCTTTTTGGGGGCTCTACTCCTATATGGTGCATTCCAGTCTTCTTCAGGACCGTACTTGACCTTTTGAGGGCGAGGGGTTCGAGTTCGTGAACGACCTCGTTTTTCGGGTCCCCAAGCATTAGGTGGAGATTTATTGGCTCCATTAGATCCAGAGTTTTCACTCACGTAATTTGACAAACCAGTTGCGGCTGTTCCAATACCTTTGAGAACAGGATGAGGGAGTGCGGATAAAACGGGGCCGATATACTTTGCTGCAGTAACGGCTGCATCGTAAAACCAATCTCCCAATCCATTCTCATTAACAGGAACACCAACCGGTAAATCGGTGGATACTCTAGAATACAAGTCCAAAACCTCAGGATCAAATTCAGCTGATGGGACTGCGAGTGGCAGTATTTCCAAATCATCAGTTGCAGGGAACGTTTCAAAAAAGACGTTCCAATTTATTGTTAAAGTGGTCTGTTGTGAGACACCACTAAAAATGGCTCCGTTTTGATGTATATTAAATATGCGGAGTGATGTAATAGGCGCATATCCATTAGCATCAGGGGGGCCAGGGATAGCTGCGTTAACATTCGAAGTACTTGTAAATCCCTCAAAGTCATCGAAGTTACGCGCAGAAATGACAGGTGATGTTGGTACAATCATTGTAGCGGGATTTTCAGTTGTATGAAAAGCCGAAACAGAGTAACACCCATCTTTTGCTTCCCATTGTCTACTGCCGGCTAATAATAACGCGTCAGCAGCAACGATGGGGGGGAATTTTACTAGAGGTCCAGCATATGAACAAAAACTCCCCGCATTTTGTTGGATCCAATTGACATTGATGTTTTCATTTGCCATTTGTCGATAAGTTATAACGGATCCTTGAACATTGAGTTGTGAAGTTGTATTGTGCACTTCAAAACCCATTGCTATCAATCTTCCAACTCCTCTGGTAAACGTAGGATCTACTGTAAGAGTGCCGAGTAATTGTGATGTTCCAGCCAAGAGAATATTTAAGGGAACACCAGGTTGTGTAAAGAAAGCTTGCAAGCCTCCTAAATTTGAATTACTTCCAGCAACAAGTGGAAGAGCAATATTTTGACCAATCCTTGTTACAGATTGGAAATTTCCAGCAGCGGTTCCATTTTGTTGTTGAGATAACCATGGCCACTGGATAATGTGGATGTCAAAGTTGCCGACCCATCCAATAGGGGCTGACACCGTCATTGATTGTTTAATGAGACGGATAACAGAAGCTCCAGTTTGAACATCCGGCCATCCACGAAGGTTTTTAAGTTGATGATCATGAAAAGGATCGAGAGCAGATAGCATCCAGTCCTTACCACATTCAGAGATCTTACCTTCATTGACAAATCTCTGCATAATCTTTTCACCACGTGAAACTTTTGATCCCGTAGGTCCATTCATAATTTTTATTCCTCCAACCTACCAATGAACGGGCCAGTCATGAACTACGCCTTCCCATGTATCAGGGTTCTGAAAGCGAGAGTCAATCATTTCTCTCATAAGCCTATCAGCGCGTATTTGTTTTTTAACTTGAGATAATATTTCAAGTGGTGTAAGGGTTGGTTCAGGTATTGCCTCCAAACCCTTATTTTGTCGATCTTGTTGTAGTTCTTTAAATGACAGACTATTAATTTCATTAGCCATTATTTGTTGTAAAAGAATCTCTGATCGAGTTGGAATATGCGTTTTATCGCTTTTTTGTTCCATAATTTTTATTCCTCCTCCTACCACAGATCACTTACTCGAAGTCTCCTTCCACCTTCCATTGTTCGAGTACGGCGGGCAAAAAATAATCCCACCCAAGGTGATTACTGTACATGGCTTCAAAACCATTAAAGAGATGTTGAATCTGATTCTCCGTAATGTTTCTGAAACGTAAAATTGTTCGCTCCGTTGCTGAGAAATTTGTTTCTTTATTCTCCATATTCAAACATATCTGATTGAACGCTTTACGAAACGTGATATAGGCTTCTTTAGAAGGGAATGACATAACCATTAAGGTAAAAACTTTAGTCAAAAAAGCTTCGCGAGTATTTGTGTTAGGACCCTTAAATAAAATAGCAGTTGCCAACCGAGCAACATCATATTTAGGGAACCACAAATCGCGTTCTAATTGAATAAAGGTAAAACCAAGGAATTCCATTTTCTGCAAGGGAAAGTCATAACCTCCATGGAAGTATTTCAATTTCATACCAAATTTGCCAAAATGTGAGGCCATGTAACCCTCACTTAAAATATGGTCAAACTCAGCATCAAGTGAGGCGATGTTGTCATCACCAAACAAGAACACAAATTGTTGTGCAAGTAAATCAAAAGTAGGAAATTCTCCAAATTTTATATAGTAGCATTCTATCAAAGCAGCAGCGAAAATAACAATATGAGCAAATATATTATCGCGTGTAGTGTTGCCTGAGCCACTTGGATTTCCATATTTCTTAAGAAAAACATGACCAAAAGGTGTTTTGAAAAAGAAGTGAACGGTATTTTCTACCATCCATTTGAAGTTAGCTTCAAGGTTTTTAGGAACTTGAGTATTTTTTGAGACAAATTGATAAATTTCTTTCATTATCGCAAGAAATTTATCCCATCCACTAACATCATAAAATAAACGAACTGGTTTCGACAAAAGCTTTCTAGCAAGAATAGTAACGCCTCCTTTATAAGGATTAAATCCATATGCGCTCCATTTATATTCTTTAAGTCTTTCGGAAACTTTTCGTCCAAATCGTAATTGTTCATAAACCAAGTCGAGGTTTGGTATTGTAAATAGTCGTATCTTATTATTGATAAGATCTACCAAAGCTTTAAATTCAACCTTAGCATGAACAGACCAGAGTGAAATATGTTTTAAATACTCGCCACTGGATTTATATTGTTGATAATCTGGATCATCTAGCAAATGCTGCTTATTACGAAATCCAAAATTATTACCGGGGTATCCACATGATTTAGATTTATCAATTATAAAGTAGATTTCCTCGTCGGTCATAATACAATCATCAAATAAACTGGAATATTCGACATCTAGAAATTTAAGTGCCAATCGAAAAAATTGGTCATCATAATTAAAATCGGGTCTAGCATCGAATGTCTTAATTGAGAAAATAATATTTTCAAATGTTGGTTGTGACATGTGGTAAACATCACCGGCCAAATCTTTGATTCGGTCCAATTCATTTCCATTAATATATTGTGTTAAAGGTTCATAATCTCTTTTGTGTGTAGGAAGACCACTTTTTATATTTGATCCTCCAGGTACTGTTCCACAAAAAATTAAATTTTTGAACTCAGGAAATGGGTTTACACTCATGCGTGGCTCTACATGACCACGCCAACGGGCTATTTTAGCCTCATTAAGTTTCAGTTTTATATCAGGCACAGATAACTTATCTAGCCTTAATATTTTAAAGGAATTACTCGATTATTAAATCCCTTTGTACTAGGTCCTTTGGTGCCAACATGCAATCCCAACAATTGTCCATGAGCATTAAATAGAGGACTACCACAATAGCAATTAGCAGTAGTGGCAGAATGTTCTAAAAATCCATCATGTAATTTCAAGTCAGTGATCGCCAACTGTGGATTTTTTGTTTCCAAGCTGGTTGATATGAACATACCAAAAGATGTTTGATTATCCACGGTCGCAATAACCCACGTATGAGTTTTGGTCAAAGATAATTTATTCGCAGGTAAGGTACAGAAAGCAAGATCATCTGTATTATGTTGTTCCCAACCTTCGATAGTTTTTAATCTAATTTCTTTACCCTCATGTTTCACATAAACATCATCAGTCAACTGATGTTCTGTGATGAACCAATATGATGGTCCCTGAGCGTATCGAGCCTTAATCAAAGATCCCCATATTTTATTAGGATTAGGGGCTTTTTCATTGTACATAACAACTCCATAATGCCATAGATTGTCCATGGAAATAGAGGCATACTTGGAAGCTGATTGTTTTTCAGTCTTCTTTTCAACCTTGATGTTACGAGCAAGAATCCTTTCTGGAGGTGTAGCTAGGGGTTGCGGTTTAGTGTAAGGGTGTTGTGGCTCTTCTTCATCCTGAACGTCACGAGAACCAATTTTCCACCCACACTTAGGACATTTGCCAAGATTATCTTGAAACAAAAATGGCCAACTCTTTTCAAATTTCCCTTTATGCATACAGCCCTTACCACATTTAACAAGGTTTTTATCCTTAAAATTAAACCTTGGAAGTTTAATTTCAGCTTCCTTTGGTTCAGGCTTTTTTGGAGATTCTTTATTTTCTTTTTTCTCCTTTTTATCCTCCTTATATTTAGGAGTAGTTTTTACTCTAGGTATAAAACTTTCAAAACTACTCTTGAATGAATTTCCTCGTGTTAACGCAAATATCTCTTGTGATATATCTAACATTATTTCCACTTCAAGAGGATGTAAGTAATCATAATCATAGAAGTCTTCAACTAAACGGTCATACAATATAGCTTCGGCAGTTACTTTCGTAAACTGTTTTCCGTTGCTAGCTCGGGCATAACCATCGTAAAAATCTTTCCACAATTCGTTCCACATATCCTCAAATTCAATCCATTCTTTTTCCCATTGTTTATTGTTTTCCCAATTTCCATGAGATTTTCTATCATCCCAAATATCTAATCCAGCAGACCATTTAGATCGTAGCTGTGAGTGATAGTCCTCATAATAAGCATCTTTTTCAGCATCCG